AAGTGTTGGTCATGGACGCGCTCTGCACTTCATCAAAATGGAAGCGGGTTCCATCGCAACGTTCGAAGTCGATATCAGGCACATCAAACATGTAGCCATCATAACGAGGAATATAAATTGCCATAATAAATTACCTCCCCTAATGTTCTTATGTAGCCAAGCCTCCTATTCAAGGCCACACAATTACACCGTGGTTTTATAGGAAAAGACAACATGGTGACGTTTGTAACCCGTTGTCTTCGTCCACAAATCATAATCTGCAACGTAGCGGAATCGAATGTTGCAGGTATAGCGATCTTTCAGAAGCAGATATTTAATCCGCTCCGTTATAAGATCGGTACGTTTCTGAAGCCTGTCATCACTTGCAGTCCTCAGCACGTCCTCCTTAACATAGATGTCAAATTCTTTCAGCCGTTCAAGGACGTTCGCGTTCCCTGTATAAGCACCGTCAGTATCATATACAACGATTCTTACAAGTTCATTTTTAAGCTGCTCACTGCCGTTTGCATCTTCAATGAAGAACTTGTCAACGAACTGAATAATAGTGCAATCCTTTGGAAGGCACATGAGCTGTTTTAATTTCTCATCCTTGAAAAGTACATATCGAATTACATCATTCCAGTTGTCTTTCCAAGTCTTGATTTTTTCATTGTAATACAACCCATCACCCCCGTCACCACTTCTGAAAGGCAGCACGTACCATATCAGACGCAGCCTGCTCCTAGATCCTGTCGACCTGACCGTTATTATTGAACACAGTTCTTATTGATTGCACAATTTGTTTCCCATCATGTTCCCAACCCTTCAGGCGTCTCTGCTTTAAAGCTGGATTGCTGATATGCATTTCGCCGTGTGCAATATCATTCGTATAAGTCCTATTACCCGGCTTAGTATACAGGCCAGAATCACCATGCTAATTACCCCGATGTCTGTTGCCGTCATCAAGTACTTCCATCATTGCTTCGATATGTGGTTTTTGCTCATCAGCAGGAACACTTAACGAAATATGGAAAGACTGATTGGTCGCATCATACTTAGGCTTATTCTGGCTCACACTTCGGTTTATTTCACCCTCTAATGCATCACTATACCATCCTGGAGGAATCTTAAATCCTTCTTGATTGCCGAGAACTGTATGCGCAGCCTTTCCCATTTCGTTGTGCAGATCGTTTGCACAGTTTTCCAGAACAGTGAGCACCGCTTCTTCATTAATTGCCATAGTCCGCCTCATCTCCTCCGGCAACTCTGCGTGCAAACTAACCAAGCACGCCATGAGCACGGTTGATATCGATCTCTGACGTAACCCGGTCAACCACACGATAGAAATACTCGTCCACGGAGAACATATCGCCGATTCGAATCTTTGCCGTTGTCGGATTCCACTGGACAGAAATGGTCATCAGATTGTTCGGGGTAATGCCGGGGTTGCCACTTGACTCTGCATAATCAGGACGTCCCGCATACTATGTATGGTTCGCCGGAACTTTTTCTGCAATGATATCCCGTCCGCGCCTTTCCTGATCCACTCCGGCCTTATGAACCGCATAACCATTCTCATCTGTTTCTTCTTTAGCCTTGCGCGTAAACGTCAGATAGTCATTGCACTTGACGATCTGCGTCGCCTGGTTGTTGGCATGGTTCTGCACGTCCCAGTTCATCAGGAATAGCACTCCATCATCCCGGATCACGTAGTCACCCTTGAAGATGTCGAACCAGTGTTCGCACTTCAGGTTGTTACTCATATCCGAGTTACCAATCTTACTTTTCCAGTCAATGGGCGTCTGCTGTCCACGGAAATAGAATGGCTTATAGTCTGGATTATTCAGACGGTCATACCAGTCATGAATCTACTCATAGGTATAATTCACAAAAGGCTTATCTTCCATCTATGCGTTATGCCAGTCACTGTAAAGAGTTTCAGGACTCGCAAACCTGTCGAAAGTCACGATCTCGGGCTGCGCAATCAGACTCGCGTCAATCTCTTCCTTCGTGCCCCATGTGATTCTGCCCGGGACATCAACGCGACGTTTTGGATATACCCTGCCCATCGGACGTCACCTCCACCAGATTGTCGGGCAGTCTTTCGATCTCGCCCGCCTTGTCCAGCAGTTTGTGCTTTGTCTTCATAAACCGGATATAAATAAGATCATCCCATTCGCTTTTGGGTCTGCCGTCATTCGCGATGTAGGCAAGATCCTCCACGTCCGAGATGATCTTTTTTATATCGGTGGCAAGCATTGTGGTGAAGTCCTTTAACGGATAAGTCCCCTCAGCCACAGGCTTCAGGTCTTCATCCCGGTACACAATATGTACCGCAAGATTTTCACTCATATACTCACCTCAACAAACCACGGTATTGTACCTGGACATATGATGCCACAGCCACCACCAGCGTTCGCGCACACGGTCAATCGTCGCCACAATATTCTTGTAAGGCTCCGTACCCTTGGTGACCGCCATGGCGTCCGTGGTGTAACTGGTTCTTGTATTCCACTGACCCGCAAGCCGCTCAAGAAACTTCAGCATGGCCGTGGCCAGAATATACGCCTGTTCATCAATCTCAAAGGCCATCCCAAATCGGACGGGAACATGTTCTTCATCGTATTCCACCAGGTCCGCACTGTATTCCATGGGGCAGCCAATGGCGATGTAAAAATCCTTGATAGCAAAGACAATCATGGGCGTCAGATCATCCAGCGATACATCAACCGGGACAGACTGCCATTCATTGTCCTAGGCCAGTTCCTCGGCCCACTCCATCAGGTCTGTTGTTCCCGCCTTCATTCAATCACTCCTGACCGCCGGGGAAAACGATCTCGTTCACGACATCCATCTTACTGGCGGGCAGATCGCTTGCCTTGGCAATATCATAGATGCGCTTCAGCATGATTTCGTCAGTGATGCCTTCCATCCACTTACGGATGTTCGCAACAGTTCCCTTCAGCTTCTTGGCGATCTCTTCATCGCTCATGAATGCGGGATTGTCTTCGGTATCAACACCGTACTCTTCAAGAATCTCGGATTCCTTCTCTTCATCCAGCACCACAAGATGCCCGGTAATGAAGCAGTTGCTGATGCTCTTGATGTATTCCACATCTTCCTCATCCAGCGGAATGGTGGCCTTGCCCCTGATGGGGAGCACCTGTCCACTCATACGGCGAATCCAGATATCAGCCGCAATAGTATTCTTCACTTTTACTTTGGCCATGCCTTATCCCTCCAAATCGATCCCCGGGGCGGATGAAACCGCCCCGGGTTCTTTATTACATAGTCGTGTCGCGGATAACAGCCATGTAAGGTCTGTCTCCATACACGATGCCCACGCCGACTTCCTGATCCATACGGATTTCCATCGTCATGTCATCAATGTTCTGAGCGTTCATGGAATCCACGCCACCCACGAAGCCGACCTTCAGAGGCCGCATATCGGGAGAGATGGCATTGGGTACGATAAACAGCACGTGATCATCAATCACGGTTTCGGTATCGGACCCGGACTTGTAGTAGTTGTTGAGCTGGATGACATCGCTGCCATTCCAACGGCCAATATAGCCGTTCTGGTTCTGCTCATAAATCAGAGCGTCAGAGAACTGCTTGGTTCCGGTAGCGGCGGTAAAGCCAGTCAGTTCACCAAGCTGACCCACCATATAGATGTCGCCGATCAGGGTAGCACCGCCACCAAAACGGGACATATGCTGCTGGGCGGCCTTCAGGGGCTGCACGGCAAGGCCCATGGTCTCCTGATAGTAAGGAGAAGCAATCTGGCCATTCAGCACGTAGTTCTGCCACAGCACGTTGCCGACTTCGCCGAGGATGGCATTCTCCATCTCGCGTCCGGCAAGCTGTACCAGATGAGCCAGGTCCACAGTGCCGTTCTTCAGTTCCTTGCGGTTGACCACAGGACGTACGGAAACGACAACGGGAGTCAGGGTCATCATCTTGGAAGTGATGCGGCTTCTGGGCGTGGTGGCATCAGCAGCCTGCACATAGGCATGTACGCCTTCCATTTCAGTACGGAAGCGCAGAGTCTGGTTGTCACCAACACGCTTCACGTCAGCGATCTGATTCAGGAAGTCCTAGGCGGGAGCAACAAAATCTTCCACCACAAAGTCAACATACTCGGCCAGGAGCTGACCGTTTCCGGCGGCGGCCTGAGCCATGATATCTTTGCCGATTTCATCCATACGAGCACGGACGTCGGTATCAATCCGTTCACCCCTTGCGGAAGCGGCAAGTACTTTGACAGCCTCATCGTCACGATGAATGCTGTTTACCTTATATTCAGCCATGTTCTTACACCTCTCTTCGTTTGATTAACCCTTGACGAGGACGCCGTTGGCTCCAGCCTTCACCGCGTCACCGATCTTCAGGGAATCATAGACAGCCTGAGTCACGTCCATATAAATCTCATCAGTCTTCACGGGCTGATGCATACGGACATAGTGGCCAGCGGGAACCTTCCAGCCAAACTGAGAAACCTCGTCAGGATTCTCACAGATGGTGTGGTTGAAATATACACCAGTATCAGCTTCACCGATCACGATGGCTCCAACCATGGGCAGACCATTCTCAACCCGCTTCTCAACAACAACCATCTTCAGGCTGGAGTTGGCGGCGGCCAGAGGCTTAACCTCGCCGTTCACGACTTCTACGAAACGGGCATTTTCCAGTTCAACGCCTGCCTTGTAATTTCCGGCATAAACGTAAGAACCATGCTGTTTTACGTAACCCCACATAGGATTACCCCCTTTACTTAGTCATTCCGCAGCAGACCACCAAAGGTCTTATCAACTGCGGGGATATTCATTTCTGCAAACATGGCACTGGGCTGCGCCTGTTTTACAGGAACTTCAACTTCATTCTGCATGTCAAGTTCCGCAAGCATTTCAAAGTTCGCGGAAGCAACCGCAGATTTCACGTCCTCGTTCTCAAGATCGAGTCCGTGCTTTTTGGCATAAGCCTCAGCCTTGGCTACCTTAACCAGCCGCTCATTCTCGGCCTTTTCGGCCTTGAGATCGTCCGCTTCCTTCACCGCCGCGGCAAGCTGAGATTCGAGGTTAGCGATCTTCGCATCACGCTCGGCAATCATCTGCTCGGTGCGCACCGTATAGGAATGGTACTCTTCCGTGGTGATATAGACGGGAGCGGGCTTCGCTTCTTCTACAGGAGCGAACACTTCCGCCGCAGCCTCTTCGCCTTCAGGCTTTTCCAGAATGGCAGGATTATCAATCGCGGCCACTTCTTCGGTGGTTTCGGCCTTAGCCTCTTCCTTGCCTTCAACTTCGACTTCGACCTCGGTTTCAGGCTTCTTTTCCTCAACCACTTCGGCTTCAACGGTTACTTCCGTCTCCGTCACTTCGGCCTCGACCAATCCTTCCATCTCTTCCTTGTTCATTGCATTCACCTCTTCCGGCTCATTGTCCTTGCCGACCTCTGCCGCCAAATCCAGCGCAACCGCCTCAGGATAAGCCGGAACCGAAACGATTGTCATTCCAGAAAGAATGTTGTCGGGATGGGCATCCACATACATCGTCTCCCCATCATACACAACGCCTTTCATGGTGTACGAAATTTCGAACGAGAAGCTGAGCTTGCCCTACTCCCACATCTCTGTGATCGCGGTGCATACCCGCTTTCGGCTCTTCGGAATCCTGGCCACTCCATACAGGCTTACGCCGAATTCATCATTGACCTTCTCGAAAGAAAAGAAACTTCCGACCTGGTCACCTCTGTACTCACCACTCTGCTTATCATACATATGCGTGAGATGATCGTAATCGCGGGCGAGAAGCTTTGCTTTGTCCGCAAACAGGCCCTAGCATTTCAGCGCATCTCCTCTGGCAATCATGTCATCAATGAATGCCTCGGTCACGCCCTCATTATTGCGATTCGGCTTGGTGGTCATCATCCGCATCTTGATGGTAAGGAATGATTTGTTGGCGGGCTGAGTCAGCGACACATCAGAAGCCATGAGATGCAGCATTCTGACGTCCATTTCAATCAACCCTTTTGATTCCCCGCACCGCGCTAGGAGGTACACGCTACGGGTATTTTATGTAAAAAGGGACGGCGTTTTAGTCACCGTCCCGACTTACATCAGATTATGTGGCGGGACTTGATCCTTCTGGATTGCTCGGCTTGGGCAGCCGTCCCGTCTCAGATTTGTAGGGATCACTGGAGCGTTCTTCCACGGAAAGCGTTGGGCGTCCGAGTGTGGTTTCTTCCTTCTCCTCGGTCTCCTCTTTCCGGCTGCTCCGGTAATATGTCTTGCCGTCACGCACGTAAGTGGACTTACCTTCCGGTACTTCCTCCACGATCATGTCCTGCACAATGTCAGGCTTGATCAGCGTGGCATCCGTACCGTTGGAAGCTTCACGTTTGCGGCGGGCAATTTCCTGCTCGATATCCAGTCCGTAGGAATCAAGCATGGTCTGTTTGCTGACAAGGCCTTTCTCATACAGGGCCTTGCAGGCTTCCTGAAGTTTCTGGCTGCCGTTCAGATCGACAGGCGGATACGTGAATTCCGGGATCCTGTCATCCGACATATGGGGCAGTCCCTTCAGGTGCAGTTCATTCAGCCTGCGGTTGATCCGGTTCATCATGGCACAGAACTTCTGCCGTGCCGACTTGATGCGGATAGCCGCAGTCTGCATGCTGACCTGTGCGGTAGCGAACGTGGATGAGTCGCTTGTATTGCCACTCACCATGATCTCGCTCACGCCACCTGCCGCCAGAATCTGGGAGTTGACGGATGCGTACTTGTCATACCTGAACAGGTCTTCCAGGTCAGGCTGATAAAAGTTCGCCTCGCAGAAGGCATCCGTTACCACCAGTGCCGTCCCGGTCATGGCCTTGCGGAAGCCGTTGCGCACCTTGCTGAGGGTCTCTTCATTCGGACCAATATGGCCTTCCTTGTCGCCATACTTTACATGGCAGAAGGAACGCATGCTCAGATTCAGCAGAGCGTTTTCCCAGTCAGCGATCAGTGACTTCTTCTTCAGTGCAAGCAGTGCCGACGCAATCATCGGAACCGCATACCGCATCCAGTCTTCCTTCACATCCTGCATGGCGAAGGTGTTCTTCGGATTCAGCTGAACCCAGCCAATCCCCTTCCGCTTACGAATCTCGTCCGCGACCTCGGGTGGATATCCCTGAAGCAGAACATTCAGGCTATCGTCGTCAATGTACCGCTTGCTGGAGCGGGCCAACATCCAGTGGTTTTCCTTCACAATGGACAGGGCGTTGTACTCGATGATCGGCTCACCATCCACAGCTACGCCCGCCACCCTCACATGATGCGGGGGAAGCGTACGGATGCGTCCGTCTTCGAATACGTACACGAACACGTTGGCGTATTTCCAGTACTGGTAAAACACCGACATGGCAAACGCCTCGAAGTTCATGTTCTCATAAAACCGCAGATACTTGTTAATAGCCTCCTCGCTGCTTCCCTGGAGACGAACCTTATCCACGGTGGAGAACGGTACATAAACTTCCTTGATGATGCCGCGATAAATGCTGTCGGCATCAATGTAGTAGTCACTCAGCTTGTACTACTCGTAAATATAGTGCTGCTTGTTTCGAAGAATCCGCTCATACGGAATGCCCTCAATTGTTCCGGCGTAGGTAACCTCGTCGGTAACATAGGTCATTGTCAGACCCTGTTTTGAGTCGAACGCATCATCTTCGGCAATGGCCGCACTCATGTTCTTGATTTCTTCCAAACCCATCACATCCAGTCTGAAATGTCATCCACCAGCACAACCCCGCCGTCGCTTCCGCCATTACGGAACTTGCGCACATTGTCATCCTCAAGGTCGGCAATGTAGGCCAGTGCGTAGGAAAGCGAACTGTATCGGTCTTTGTGCTGATTGCTTTTGGCCGTGCCGATAATCGAGTTGCCTGCCCCGGTGGTTTTGGAAACAATGTTGCCCATCTCGATCTGAAGCGCGTCGGCCTCACGGAAGATGGCTTCCTCCTTTTCGTCGAAGCGATGTCGGGTATCACTGTCCCCTGTCACTTCTTCGTTCACGTCCACCAGACGGTGGTTGAGCAGTCGGCGTGAATCCACGGGAAGCTCAATCGTATGCCGCTCAAGTGCCACCGTGGTCACGTTCACGCATCGGAGGTTGAATGCGTTATTTGCATCGACCCCGCGCAGAAGCGGGATCGCGTTATGAATGGAAGACCGCTCGGTATCCATAACAAGCGGCGGGTATTCCTTCTGAGTGGCCGGGTCTGTCCACGGCTGACTCAGGAACTCGGGGAAAGAATTACCGATGCCATGATGGTCAAATACCACCTTGATCGTTCTCGGGAAGCGCACAAGGAATTTCCGTAGCTCTTCTGAAAGCCGCGTCAGTGTGTATCCGTGGAACGTCTGGATGCAGACCACCTTCTTGATATAAGAACCGTCCTGACATTCCACAAGCTTGATGACCGTAATCACGGAATTGTCCGCGCTTGTCGTGCCGGAAACGGCGATATCAATGCCGATCACATAATCGGATATGCAGTTATTCGGCTGTCGGTATTCAATGTTCTTCAGCACACGGCACTCTTCGGTTTTCTCATACGGGAAAAGAGATCCCGTTTCCGCGCCATGGAATATTGATCCGTATTCCATCTCGAACGCTTCCTGCGTCATCTTCGCACGTTCGTTCTCGAAGAAAGCCATAGCCGTTATGCCAACCCGCGCCGATGAATGGTAATCCAGAGCGCAGGCAAACTTATATTCACTACCGGGCTTGCCATCCGCAATGTCCCGCAGAGTCTGGGTGAATCGGTTATAGAACTGATTCGACTTCTTGCAGGCACTGGTAATGCTGATCTGCTTGCTCCGGTAATCCTGGAACTCATGCTGCAGAGCTTGGTCGCGGGTGGTATTCAGAACAGGGGAAGCAACAGACTGCCAGTCGCTGTCGTTAACCTCCGGTGCTTCGTCCACTACCAGAACCTTGGCACGCTGTCCACGGAATGTGGTCATGGAGAAGGACTCGATGACGCTGCCGTTCTTCATGGTACAGATGCCCTTCGCCCGGGAAATACTCACAGGGTTGCGGCCACGCGACATATTGATCTCACGTAGCACATTGGGATTTCGCACGAAGATATCCGCAATTTTCTGAAGCACCAGCGTTGCCTGTTCGCCCGTGCCGGAGATCACCGCGATTCGGCTTCCTGGATACAGGACGGCCAGCGCGATACAGCAGATAGCCACAAGCCACGTCTTGCCCGCGCCACGGTTCTTAACGATGTATACCTCAACGTTATTGCCGATGGCCCGTGCCTCGACCTGCTGGATATCCTTGAGCTTGATTTTGAAGTATTCCTCAATAAAAACATCAAGGTGCGTCCGCCAGTACCAGATCTTCTATGCGAATGCCTTAAGGTTCCGCTATTCACGCCCCTTGATGTAGAGTTTATCTCCGGCTCTCATAACTGTGCGCCCACCGCTCTTTCGATATGGCGGTAATCCTGAAGGATGGCATCTATGTCATCCTTAGGGAACTGCACTCCCTTGAAATCTTCAGGGTTAAGCATGCCATGGTTTTCGATAAACTCGATTATTTCGCCAAGGGAATCCACGCCATTATCATCCTCTCTCCGTCTCGCACAAGCCGCAAAGTTTGCGTCCTTCGAGAGGCTCTGAAAAGATGCCACAGCCGCGTTGTATTCCTTGACCGTCACTTTACTGCGTAGCATGTTGGAGTACATCAGGTTCATGTACACCTTTGCCTTTACCACTTCATGGGCGTAGTCAATCAGCGACTGGTTGTACAGATCAAAGTCACGCTCGTACTCTTTGTACATGTCGTTCATGGTCTGTATTTCCTCGTCGTCATAGTAGCCACCCCACTCGGTGCTGTAGGTGCGCCGCGCTTCTTTTGCCGCCTGATCCTCCGGGCTTTCCCCGGCCACAATTTCCTCATACGGCTTATCGTTGTAGGCAATGTAACCGTAATAGGCAGGCGTATTCATCATCTTCAGCCAGGCCTGTGCTGCGGCCTGATTGAAGAGCTTTGTGCGTCTGGAAGCATTCGCCTTCAGGTACGCTTCGTCAGTGGCCACGGCATACTGGGCTTTCTTAATACAAGCTTCCCAGTAAGCGTCCTTCCACTGTCGGTTGTTGTCGTGGCAGTACTGCTCGACGGTTTCCCGGTCAATCACGTACTTCTTGCCACACTCGGTACACCATGCGTCCCTGTATGACATGGTGACCCATTCCCGGTTCTTCGGGAAAGCATCTAGCGGAAGGACTTTACCGCAGCGAATGCATGACTTATGTGGTACTGTGTTACTCTTCGCCACAATAACTTCCTCCTTGTGTTACGGCTGATTTATAATCCATCCTTCACGGGCATATACACGTTTCCCGCATTTCGGACAATACTCTCGCTGATTGTTTTCCAAATCACTTTGGAAACGCTGGCTTGCCGGATTATACCAGCCAGTCTTATCACCGCAGTATGGACAAACAGTGTATCCGAATCCATACTGATAGGCATCTATCCACCGCTTCGGTTCCTCGCTCATATAACTACCTCAGCACTGGTTTAAAGGGTTAAATGGCTGTGGGGTAGGATTTCCCTACATACTGACATGGTTTTCTGTCAGTGTCCTTGTCTCCCGGTTTGGGTGGGAGCAGTTAAACGACCCACATTTGAATTATACTGTTTAGGGTTCGGTTTACCGACATACGTTAGCACCACGGACAGCCCCGGAGTCGAACCGGGCAACCGAAAGTCACCACTACGCCGCCCGATGGCATCTGGCATATATCAGCAAATTAAAGGGTTATTCGCCCGTTCGGGCAAGGATGTCAGACGCATCCGACATCCTCAAGCAAAGTCCGAAGACGTTTGCCGCAATTCCAAAATATGAGTGTTATTCAAGTTACATCCCGTGGCTTATATTCCGGGCAAAAGCACGGAGTTATATTTTGCCATTCTTTTTCGGAAAGTGCCCTCACCGTACCTCTTCCAGAACAAAAAGCTTTTGTTTTTACATACTCAGCATATTTGCATTTTTTACAAACAGCTTCGTCCGCATATGGAGTTGCATTCGATTTGCGTTTCAGCCACGTCTCATAGCGTCCCATGATCTATACCTCTTTAATCAAGAACCGCCATTACAGGCTTTTCCAGTGTGACCTTTTGCCCACAATTGTAGCAATAGTTTGACATCTTTGGTGTAGGCATTCTGCAATGAGGACAGTAATATCTGCGGTTTTCAAACAGCAGTTGTTTTGCGGTGAAACGCTCTCGTATGCGTTGCCTCTGCTTTTCTGGTATGCCTGTGCTTTCCTTCGCAGCCGCACGAATATACATATCCTCTACCATTGTTCGCCATCTTCCTTAGCCGAAGTCAGGATAAACTACACTCCACTTATCTTCGACAATGCAATCGAAAACACGGCCAATATCAGGTGCACCCTGGATAGGATAACGAAGACCAGTATTGCTGTTGAACATGACGGTGTTGTTTTCCCATGTCCAATAGTCTCCGTCAAACGCCTCGTGAGCAATGCACTTTCCGTTCCGCATTTCCCGGTATGCTTCTGCAAATGTCATTCGCATTTCCCCCATTTTATTCCCATTCTATGGGCTGGCCGCAATATGGACAGAATCTTGTACCCAGATGTAGCCTTTGGACTCCCATGGTCCTGCTTGACACCGTAGAGCAATGCGGGCAATATGCATCACCGTACATATCCGTTTTTACCTTCTTCGGTTTCTTCAGCAATTCCAAAGCCGCTTTGGCAATGGACTGTACCTCGCTGTTGCTGTGCCACTCACACCAGTTGTCATCCGTCAGGCCTTCAAGCCATCCCATTACCATTTCACGATTATTCATTGCTGTTCCTTTCTGCTCCCACGCCAACTGCTCCGGGCATCCGCAGCAAGCGGCTTTTTCGGCATCCGTCATTCTGCATCTGGCACAAGGATTATTCATACACGTACGTCACTTTCTGACACGGTGGTAGTCGACTGTATCCGCATGGTAGTTTTTGTGTCGTAGAAAGTATCAAGCAAACCTTCTGCGCGGCACTTCGGACATTCGCACACCCATTGTCCGCACACACACTTAATGTCCCACGGCTGATGATGCCGTTCGCAATATCCTTCCATGCTGGCCTCCTGTAGTAGAGATGCGATGTCCTTTAAAAT